CTTGTTTTTCTACAGTGTCCATCATTTTTTTTGTCAGTCAAATTAACGGTAAATCTAGGCCCATATCTCTGAACGGCACTATTATTCCAAAACTCAACAGTGCAACTTATTTTACTAGCTTGAAGAGTTCCCCCACTTAAAATAGCATTAGCACCAATACCATTAAGGTCAAATGTAAATTGAAGTTGAAAGGGGTCAAGGTACATGTAACTTAAATCAGTTGGATTTGTTTGTGTGGTTGGAGGAACATCTGACGAAAATAAAGAAAGAGTTGTAATAGCTCCTGTTGTAGCATTTGTTACATCCCATATAAATTTTCTTCTATGATAACCGTCACTAAATTTTGAAAAATTCCACCCTTGAGCAACCCAGTGCATCCTCATGTCATTAATATTCAATGTGTTAACAGGCTCAACAACAGATTGGCCATAAGTGCTTACACCTGGCATATTTGTTAAAAGCTTATTTGCTTTACTACTAAGATAAGTCGTGTGACCATAGGTGTTAGAGTCTGAATCTGGGATACAGTAACCATTAATAAAAGAGTCTATTCTAACATTATCTTGTGGTACAACACTTGTTTGTTCCCCAGATTTTGTGTTTACATTAAGAACCATAAACTCGTAACAAAAATCAGTGTTTGTGTTTTGTTCATAAAGCAAACCCTCCGTGTCTGTTAAAACAGGCCATATTTTAGCTCTAAACTCTCTTCTAAACATGTATTCAAAATAAACATTGTCTTCTATTTCAGATATTCCACCAAAAATATTCCATCCATATTGACCAACTACTGTGCTTTGACCAAAAGCACAATATGAAGCATTTAACACATCATTAGAAACATGAAAATAATTTCTGCAATAATCTGCAAAATTAACATTATAATAGTAATATTCACCTTTTATTTCACACGGATAAGCATTTATTTCTAAGCCTGTTGAAATCCACCCATAATCATCTTCAGTCACCTCTAAGGCTCTTATTTGTAAATCACATCTAAAGTGAGCAACAGAAGGGTGTTTTGTTTTTATACGGATTATTATAGGTCTTTGACATGTAACCATACGGCCATGAGTTTGTTCACATATTTCCCAATCTATTACTGCCATTTTATAAACTTATTTTATTTGTTATTTTTAAACCTAATTCTTTTTTTACTAATTTATATATTCCAGGTCCTGCTACTTTTTCCATTGATTTAAACATAATTATATCTGATTTTGAATTCACTTCATTAAACCATCCAGGGTTCTGAACAAAGCTTTGGCTTTTTATATGACTGTTAGCTACACGGAAAGCAGCTCTTAGAGCATCTTTTCCTCTTAACCCATATTTCTTACTAACCCATTTTATTAAATTAGTTATGTAAGGACTTCTTTTGCCACTTGATGGCCCTTTTTTAAACAACTCCTTCCAAACTCTTCTTTTTTGTTCATCATCAATAGTGTCATCAAGCCAAACACCTACATCATTTTTTATTTCAAAATCAATACCATCAGCAGTTCTATTTGGTCTGCTAAATTTTAATTTTTTTGTAAGACCACCCTTATGTGTCTCATGTTTCTGTTTCCAAGTTGGAGGTCCTGAACGAACTTCTGTTAAACCCTTTTTTATCTCATCTAAAACTGGGCTTTTTGAGTTGTTAAACTCCATTATTATATCCGAAACTAATTGACTAAACATATTATCCTACTGGGTAAACATAAGTACCTGTACTATCTACACAAATCACATAGTCTATTATGCTTGCTATAGGGCAAACACTATTAAACTCCCAACTAACATCAGCTCTAACAACCATTAACTTATCATTAAACAATCCGTAATCTCTAACAATATCTGTGTCTAAAACTTTATTATCACAGCTATTCATCCCTATTAACAAGTTCCATATTTTCAAATCTAGCCCTGAAAAATTCTGCTCTTTAGTCCAGCCTTTTACTAAATTATTCCCCAGCAACCTACAAGCATACAAACTAAACTGGAAAACTTGCCTTTGATTAGTTACATCAGTAACAGTGCTTTTTGGATATGTCATTAAACATATATCATGTGAATTTGCATTACTAGCAGCAGTTCCAGTCCAACCATTAGTATAATCTCCATAATTAATATCATGGTCAAAATTTATTTCCTCTGGTTTAGCAAACTTAAATGTTTTAAAATTTGCTATACTTGCATTTGTAGCCATTGCTTCAATACCTTGAACTAGGGCTGATGTGTAACTTGGCATTATCTATTTTCTTTATCAGTTAATTTCATATATTCTTTTTCGTAATCACTGCAAGCTCTCTCCCAACTTAAGTAAGTTAATACTTGGTAAAGATTTGCTTTTAAAACACTATTAATAGGCGTTTCATTTGGTAAATTAAAAACACCTTCCTTCGCCACGTTATAAAGGCTGTTTAACCAGCCATACCCATCTATTGTTCCTTTTGCAGCAATTTTTGCTTTATGGTCTCCTCCTGGTTTGCTAAGGTTAGGAAATTTGTTATTAATAAACTCTCTAGCTTGGTCAAAAAAAAACCTACATCCCATAATGTTGCCATGTCTAATTCTTCAAACAACTCCACCCTTTTATCAATCTCGCTTTCATTTATTGCTTCTTCCCCTTCTTTTTTACATAATATAGCAACTTGTCTTGTTAAAGCGTCTATTTTTCCTCTTTTTAACATCTGTGAGTTTATTTCAACCTGCTCTGCCTCAATATAAGTTCCAAATGTCTCCTTTTTAAGCTCAGGGTTAGGCATAAAATACTCTTCCCCTTTAAACTTAAAGCTTTTAAGATTCATTGGAACATAAGCTTCGGTTATAAAGGCTAAGTCTTTAATAACTTCACCTACAGCATCAACATCACACAAAGCAACTTCATCTTCAGTCATCCCTGTCCAATAAGCCACCATTTTTGAGTTTGATTGTAAATTTGCTAAAGTCTTATGAAGTTCTTTCATATCTTTCTCCTCTTCCATAAACTCTTCTTCAAGTTCTTCTTCAGTTTTAAAAGATTTAGCTAAATCAATAAACTTTCTAAACCTTGAAAACGTAACTTCTTCCCACCTTTGTGGTACTTCAACGTCTTTCCCTCCTAATTTTATTTTTAACATTAGTTTAAATAAATTTGATAGTAAGTGTTTTCCTGTTCCTCCATGTTTTCAAGCTCATAAAGAGTATCACCCACTAAATTATTAATTTTTTCTGTTGTATCCATTAAATCATGCAATCCAACTTGAGTTAAGTGCATATAACCAACAACAGCGTAATAAACTGTAGTTGGAAGCTCTGCCATCCAGTTTTGAGTAAAATTATCACCCAAAAATGAAAAAATGACATTTTTATTACTTTTTCTTACTAACTCTTCCAAAACATTAGTAAAAACAACAAAATCTTCATCATCTTTTGTTATTTCATCAACATATAGCTGTATTTGCTCCAAAAAGTGTACAATAACCTCTTCATGTCTTCTGTTTGCACACATTATTTTAACTTCTCCACACATAAATGCAATAATAAGAATTTTTTTGACATTTACAAGCCCATGTTTGGAACATTTTAACCCCAGGCTAACATTCTGTTCCTTTTCCCTAATAAATAATACATTCTCATCATTAAGGAGTCTCCGTAGTCAGGAGACCTTCCAATAGCTTGTTTTATCTCTTTTTTTGACAAAATACACAATTTTCCATCTAAATCCATGTTTTTTCTTCTTACAACGTCTAATTCTTCAATAATTTTATTCCTTATATCAATATCTTTGCATTTTATCCAAATATTACCAACATTTATCTGTTCTGCTAATTTATAATAGCATTGTGTTTTTATATTTTTATAGTTTTCCTTTTTTAAAGCTTTGGCATTATTCATAAAAGGTGTCACACCTTTCATATAATGAGACAGGTATTGACCAACACCATCAGAGTCAATAATTATATTTCTCCTATCTATTCCATATTTGTCAGCCATACTTCTTATTAAGTTTTCTATATTTTGAGCAGAACTCTTATCTTGTGTTATAATTTCTTCAACAACCATTCCTTTCCATCTTGTTATAACCATTTTGTCGCTTCCCATTAATGCCACATCACAAGTTAAGTATTGGGTTGATTTTTCGTCAGTTTTAACATCACTATTTTTAAAAACATTAAGCAAGGCCTCATAGTCAAATAATTTATCTTTACCTTCATCATATTCCCAATTACCATGCAAAAGCCTTTCTCTTGATGCTGGGTCAAGTTTTCTTAGTTGGTCTTCGTAGTATTCTGAAATATGTGGATTATCTTGCAGTTTTGCTTGAATAAACTTTTGGTGAGTTGGTAAAACGTCATCCCTCCATTGTTTATAATAGTCATAAACCCAATTCTTTGCTGGATTACAACTCATAAGCATTTTTGGCTTTAATTTATATTGGTCTAACCTGTGTCTTATTCTGGAGTTTACAACATTCTTTGCTTTTTCTGTTATTTGGTTTGCCTCATCAATAAAAGCACCAGTAATCTCCAAAGAACCCAAACTATCAAAGTTGGGGTCGGCTGGATACTGATAAAGGTCTTTTAAAAGTATCTGGCT